ACAGTAGGTCTCGTTTTAAATGCTGGTGCTTTTACAACAACAGGAGTGCAGGGTTCTGCCAATGACAACTCAGCGAGTTCAACTGGCGGTGGCGGTGCATTCTTAATTGTTACAAGTGTTAGTGGTACTTCTCCAACTGGAGATGTAAAGATTCAGCATAGTGCTGATAATGTAACTTACGCAGACTTGATAACATTTACTCAAGCAACAGGTGCTACGAGTGAAATTAAGAAAATAGATGAAGGTACGACAATCAATAGATATGTGAGAGTACATAATACGATTGGTGGGTCTTCAACTCCTACAATAAATGCTATTGTGGGGTTTGGAAGAAATAATTAAGGAGAAGGAATAAATGGCATTTGTACATGGAAAAGACTCAGTTTTTAAATTAGATAACGCATCTGGTTCATTAACTGATATATCTGCTTTTGTGAATAATGTTGACTTCCCAGAGACAGCTGATGTTGCGGAAACTTCAGTTCTTGGTGCATCAAACAAAACTTACATTGTAGGTCTTAAAGATGCAACAATAGGTCTCACTGGATTCTTTGATGCTACTGCTGATGCAATATTTGGAGCAGTAATAGGTCAAAGTGCTACTCTCTCTTTTGAATATAGCCCAGAAGGAACAGCTTCTGGAAAAATCAAATATACTGGCGAATGCATACTTACAAACTATGCACTCAGTTCTCCAGTAGGAGATGTCGTAGCTTACAGTGGAGACTTGCAAGTATCTGGTGCAGTTACAAGAGGAACTCACTAAGTAACAATTAAATAGATAAGAAGGGAGATACATGAAACGATTATCTGCTGATGATATTAAAAACCTACCTTCAGTTCCAGAAGAAGATATTGAACTCGAAGAATGGGGATTCTCTATCAAGATTCGTGGGATAAACAAAGCTATGCAAGTACAGCTTGGTAAATTACTAAATCAAGATGATGCTGATGCTTTTGATTATCAAAGAGAACTGCTTAAGGTATGTGTAATAGAACCAGAATTAGATGATGAGCTTATTGACCAACTTTATGAGAAGGACTCAAAAGTTATAGATAAGATATTCTTAAAGATAAATGAATTAAATGGTGTTGGGGGTTCTGCGGAAGCAGAGCAATTTTGAGACTGATTACGACTTAACATTTACATTTAAACTAGCTAGAGAACTTGGCATGACTGTTGGCGAGCTTATGACTACAATGAGCTCAATGGAATACAATCAGTGGATTGCATTTTATAAATGGGAAACAGGAGAGATTAATAAAGCAAGAGCTTTAGCAGAAGCTGAAGCCAAGAAGAACAGACAGAGATAATGGCAATAGCAGACATAGCAATTCAGATAGTAACTAAGGGTGCAGACTTAGCTAAAAATCAATTAAACAAACTTGGTGGCTCTGCTGGCAAGTCTGGCAAGATGATGAGCAAACTTGCAACTGCTGGTAAAGTAGCTGGCATTGCAATAGGTGTAGCTTTAGTCAAAGGAATGACTAAAGCAACTCAAGAGTTTATAGCATTCAACGATAAGATGACTCAATCCATAGCAATTATGGATACAACTATCGAACAACAAAAAGCAATGGAAGCTCAAGCTATTGCTGTATCAAGAGAGACAAGAATATCTGCTGAACAATCCGCTGAAGCATTTTTCTTCTTAGCATCTGCTGGTTTAAATGCTGAGCAGTCTATATCAGCTCTACCACAAGTAGCTAAGTTTGCTCAAGCTGGTATGTTTGATATGGCTACTGCTACTGACTTAGCAACTGATGCCCAGTCTGCTTTAGGACTAACAGTTGATGATGCACAACAAAACTTAGATAATTTAACAAAAGTAACTGATGTACTTGTAAAAGCTAATACATTAGCTAACTCATCTGTACAACAGTTCTCTGAAGCACTAACTAACAAAGCTGGTTCTGCATTAAAGGTAGCTAATAAAGGTATTGAAGAAGGTGTTGCAGTGTTATCAGCTTTTGCAGATAGAGGTGTTAAGGGAGCTGAAGCTGGAGAAAAATTAAACCAGTTACTTAGAGATATACCAAGAGCAACAGCAAAGAACTCAGAAGAGTTTAAGAAACTAGGTCTCAATATGTTTGATACCGAAGGCAATATGAAAAATGTTGCTGACATAATTGAAGAATTAGATTCAGTATTAGCACCAATGTCTGATGAACTTAAAGCATCTACATTAGACCAGTTAGGACTTAATCGTGGTGTAGCAGATGCAGTCAAGATATTATCTGGTGCTGGAGATGAGATTAGGAACTACGAACAAGCTCTCATGGAGTCTGGTGGTACTACTGAAGAAGTTGCAGACAAACAGATGGGTTCTCTTAAAGCTCAATTAGATATTATGAGCAATGCTTTTTCAGAACTTGGAATACTTCTTGGAGAAACTATTGCACCAATCCTAGTTTCAATAGTCGGTAAAGTTACAGACATTGTACAAGGATTCTCTGACTTTATTAAAAATCAAAAAGAAGTACAAAGCGAAATAAGAAAAAATGTTCAAGAAGCAGAGGACTTAAATGAAATTTATGGTACTAAATTACCAAGAGCATATAGCTTATACAATTCAGAAGTTAAAAATAATGAAGAATTGATGAAAGATAGCAGAACTGCAACTGAAAGAGCTATTGATGTAGGTATGGCTCTTCATAGGCAACAAAACAAAAGAGTTACAACAGAAGATATTATTTCAGAAGCTCTTGCTAATCACACAAGAGAATCAGAAAAAAATACTGAAGCTATGGAAGAAGCAACTGAACAAGCTAAAGAATATGCAGAAAACATTCAAAAAAATATGCTACCTTCTCTTGATGCAGTTATATCAGCTCAAAATAAATTAAAAGATATACAAGAGAGAGTAAGAGATGCAGAAGAAGATAGAGATGAAGCATCTAAAGAAGTTACTAAGTCTCAAGAAAAATTAGAGATAGCATCTCAAAAAGTATTAGATGCAGAAGAAGCATTATTTAGAGCTAAAGAAGAAGCTAAGTTAGTAACAGATAAAGAGAAATTAGCAATTCTTCAACAAGAAGAAGCAATTAGAAAATTAGAAGAATCAGAAGAAAAAAATGAGATTCAAGAACTTCAACTTGCTATTGCAAAAGAAAAACTTACTGAACTTATAGAAGCATCTACTGGAGCTACAAGAGAGCAAGAAACTGCTGAGAGAAATCTTTTACAAGCACAAGAAGAAGAAGAGAGAGCTCTTGAGAGGTTAACAAAAGCACAAGATAAATTAACAAAAGCACAAAAAGAATTAAACGAAGTTACTGCTAAGACTCCAGAAAACTTATTAGAGATAGCAATGGCTAAAAAAGAATTAGATGAAGCACTAAAAAATCTTGATGCTTTGGGTTCTTTTGATGAAGCTATGGGATTTTTAGTTGAATCTACTGGAATGAAGCTACAAGATTTAATAGACATGGCTAATGCTATCAAGAGTGGAGAAGATATTGCTATAACTAGTCTTGGCGGTGCAAGTTCATCTGTAAAGACTGGCACAGATGGTGTTGAAGTAGGAGAAGATATTGTAAGCCCTACTGCTCCTTCTGGAAGAGCTGGTAGTGGAATGGAAGCACTTCAAAGAGCTGGTGCGGTGGTTATTACACAAAATATAAATGTTGAAGGTAAAGATGCGAATGCTCAAGCATTAGATATTATTGATGCTTTAAATAGAGCTAAAAGGAATGGACAGAGGGTTGTCTTCTAATGCCAGCTAGTTTCGACTCTGATGTCAATATAACAATAGAAGTTGCATTCGATTCAGAACCTTTTGCTTCAAGTCAATCATTTACAGATATAAGTTCCTATGTCAGATACTTTGATATAAGTCGTGGTAGGTCTCATGAGCTTGGAGACTTCAGAGCTGGTACATTATCATTTTCTGTATCTAATCAAGACAATAGATTTAATCCAAGCCAGACAACACATTTTTACGACTCAGCTAATGGAAGAACTAAGATTACACCTTTAAAACAAGTCAAAGTATCAGCGACTTACGACTCAAGCACTTATGTTATATTTCGTGGATTTTTAGATGTAGTGCCAGTTAAATTTTTAGCAGAAGGTGCAGACTCTATTGTTACATTTACTGCCATTGATGCATTTAGATTATTTCAAAATCAGACATTCCAATCAGTTGGTTGGAGAGTTGGTAGAACTGGATTTACCGAACTAGGTCAAACAACACGACTTGGTTATGGAGATTCAGAAGAATTAAGTTCTGTTAGAGTTTCAAGAATATTAAATGCAATAGGTTTCCCTTCAGCTCTAAGAACTATTGGAACTGGTACAAAAAATGTTCAACAACAAGCTCTTACAACTAATGTTCTTGCTGGACTCAAAGCATGTGAGTTAGCTGAAAATGGACAGTTCTTTATGAGTGCAGATGGCAAAGCAACATTTAGAAATAGAGCTTATAAGTTTTCTAATACTCTAGCAACAACTTCGCAAGCAACATTTAGTAACAGTGGGTCTGATTTACCTTATACAGATGTGCAAGTATCTTTTGATGACAATGAAGTCATTAATAACTATTCATGGACAAGAAGCGGTGGCTCTACTCAGTTTATTGCTGATGCAGATTCTATAACTAGATTTACAGCTTTGAACTCTAGTGAATCAACTATCAATACAACTGATAGTGATGTATTAAGTATTATTCAACAAAAATTATCAGAGACAGCTATTCCAATTATTAGAATTGATTCTTTGCAAATTAATCCACGACAAAATACAAGTATCTGGACTCAAGCTCTAGGAAGAGAGATTGGGGATAGAATTACTGTTAATATAGTTAATACAGATGGAAGTACCTTCTCAGATGAATTATTTATAGAATCTATAACACATTCTGTAAATGCTTCATCTCAAACATGGAATTGGACTTTGACACTTAGCCCAGCAAGTTCTGCTTCTTGGGTTCTTGGTCAAGCACTTCTTGGAGTTGGAACTAGATTTGCATATAGTTAATGCTAAGATAAAAGAGATATTAAGGAGATTTAAATATGGCAGGAGCAGGTTGGAAAAGTTATAGCACTGGAGATTTAATAAGTGCTACCGAGTTCCAGACATTCGTTCAAGACCAAGTTATACAAGTTTATAATAATGCGAGTGCTCGGGATTCTGCGTTAGGCACATCAGATGCAGAAGGTATGTTCTGCTTCCTAAAAGATAACAGTGCTGGGTCAGATGGTTCTGGTACTTCGGAATTACAATTTTATAATGGCTCGGCATGGGTAGCTTTTATTGGAGATGGCGATATTACTGGAGTTACAATTACAACTTCTGCAACTTCTGGTTTATCTGGTGGAGCAACAGCTACTTCTGGTGCATTCAGTTCTACATTAACATTTACACCTAATGGATTAAGTGCTGGTGCGGTCAATGTCGCTAATGATAGTTTTGTTATTATTGATGCAGATGACAGCAACAACCCTAAAAAAGAGAGCATTGCAGATTTAGCAACAGCAATGGCGGGTAGTAACTTGACTGCATCTAGTGGTCAATTAAATGCTACTGCTGGAGTAACATTAGGATTAGTATTAGCTCTAAGCTAAGGAAGGAATAAATTATGGCAGATACTTTACATTCAGTACAAGGAGTACTTGGAACATCAGCAGGAGATATTGTTGATGCAGTTCCTTCTTCAACTACTGAAACTGTTATAGGTATTTTGTTATCTAATGTAAATTCATCAAGTGCTGATGTAACAGTTGATTTAAGTGTTACAAAATCTGGTGGAACTTTAAGACACATTTTAAATAATGTCTCTTTACCATTCGGCACAACTATCGAAATTACAACAAAGATAACACTAGAGACTGGAGACAAGTTACAAGGATTATGCTCTTCAGCATCTAGTGCAGAATACAATGTATCATTCTTGCGACAAACCTAAAGGAGTAACTTATGGCTTACTTAGGTACGCAACCAAATAATGTAAAAAAGAATACAGGTTTATATACACCTAGTGAAATATTACAGCTTACTAAAGATGGTAACTGGAGTGGTAGCTTAGAATTTATTACAGAAGTTTCAGCAAGTTCAAGCACAATAGATATTGTTGATAAATTTGGAACATATAAAACACATTTTATGCAATTAATAAATCTTGTACCAACTACTCAAACTGAATTTGGAATTAAATTTTCTAATGATAGTGGTAGTTCTTATGAAACATCAAGTTATGCTTTTACAAATTATAGAGTTTATTCAAATAATAATTCTGGGGAAAGAAAAAGTAATTCGCAAAGTTCAATTAGATTAGGTGGAGATGTTTTATCCAGTTCTGAATTTAATTGTAATTTTTATATTTATAATGCGAATGTTTCATCAATGTACACTTTAATTACAACACAAGCTACTTTTTTACAAGGAACTATTTATGCACAAGAGTTTGGTGGTGGCTCTTATGCTCAAACTGAAATTGTTAATGGTATAAGAATTGGCGAAGGTACTGGTACTACTGCTTTTACAAGTGGGACTGCGAGGCTCTTTGGGGTTAAAGAATTATGAGTAGTAGTTTGAGATTAATTAATGAAACAACAGTAAGTAGCACAGTATCAAGTGTTAATGTTGAAAATGTATTTAGTTCTGATTTTGATATTTATATGATTACTTATGGAAATGCTACTTCTGATGTAAATAGTATTGATATACGATTAAGGTATATTGATGCTGGTGGAGGTATTGTTAGCACTTCTGATTATGACCAAGCATGGTTGAGAATGAGACAAAGTGGATTTAATCAAAATCGTATAGTTGGTCAAAGTTATATTTTTTTTGGTCAGTTAGCAGGTGCATTAGGTGGTACTGCGTTAGGTTATGTGTTTAGCCCTTTTAAAAATACTTGTTATACTTGGCATCAATTTGAGGGTTCTGGATTTAGTGGTTCTGAAGATAGAGCATTTAAAGGTGTTGCAGTTTTAAAAGAATACACTTCTCTTACTGGTTATCAATTATTTACTGGTTCAGACAACATAACTTCTGCAACAATAAGAACTTTTGGAATGCGAGTCGATAACTAATGGCAGGAAAAATTGTACAGATAGCAACTCAAAATATTACAAGCCCAACTGCAACTGTTTCTCTTACAGGTATTGACAGTGATGCAACTCATATTGTAACTTTTAACACTTTGACAACTTCTAACGACACAAAGAACCCAAGATTTCGTGTAACTAAAGCAAGTGATAGTTCTGCTGATTCTACTGCTAATTATGATTTTGCAACAAGAAGTTTTAGAACTGATACAGGTTTTAACAATGGTGCTAATGTAGATAATACATCTTTTTCTATTGGTAATATTGGTAATGGTACTCAAGAAACTT